AAACGTGTGCGAATTTCGCATGGATGTATGGATTTGTCCAAGACAAGACCGAACATGCGAGGAAGTTTGCGTATGTTTTGAAAGATGCAATTAATAATTTTTGGGAACCACCAGTTCAGTCTGGTCTTGCATTCCAAAAACAATACTATGATATGCATTATGATATCGAAACTACTGCAAAACAGTGGATAATGATGTTAGAAACAATCAAGAATAATATTGAAAACACCAAGGAGAAAAAATCGTAATGACAAAGAAAGTGAAAATAGAACGCAAACCAATGAAGGTAAAACGTACTCGTAAGATTTCGGAAGAACAACGTGAGGCGCTTCGAGAACGCATGAAAGAAATGCGTAAAAAGAGGAAACCAGCCGAATATAAAAATGTGAATGCTCGTGTTCTTGCTCTCCCAGATGATGATACATTTTCTTTTAAAAATGTTAAAGGGTGGATCAAACACAACAAAGAAATGGTTGCCACATTGAGTAAACAGGAAAGGGGTATGCACGTTGGAGAAAAGGAACGCAGAGTGGCAGAAATAGAATCCAAATCTCGTAAAGCATATATTCGTTATTGCGAACACTATCTAAAAATTGGTGATTGGATTGGAGTGTTTTCGGGAAAAAATGAAGAACACAAAGTGATCATGAGGTGTGTTGCAATGGCATATTACCCTGACGGTACTCCTAAGAGGTCTGTGGGGGTATTCTATCCCGATACTGGTGTAGTGTGGACTAATGAAATGGAATTGGAAGGTGAAGTGATAGAAACGATCAACCACCATCGTTCAACGACTAAAACAGCTGCATTGACAGATAAACAATTTATAGGAGAAGTTTGATATGGCAGAATTCAATATTTTAGAAACCCTTGAATTGGTTGGTAAGGCCAAGACAAGAGAAGAGAAACGACAAATACTCACAGACAGAGACAATTTTGCAACTAGGGTGTTGTTACAGTTAAATTATCATCCTGACGCTAAGTGGCATCTTCCGCCTGGGAAACCACCTTATACGCCAGGACAGGTAGCNGATTCGACTCCCAATTCCCTTCATTTCGAGGTAAAAAAGTTGAATTATTATATCGATCCCAGTCCTCATGATATTCCAATGTTGAGGAGAGAATCTATGTTTGTCCAATTATTAGAACGGATTGATCCCAATGATGCTAAACTAATTATTGCGGTCAAGGATCAAAAATTATCGTATAAAGGGTTATCCTATAAGTTAGTCAAAGACACCTGGCCAGATCTTCTTCCTGATATCGAGGAAAAAGAAGTATCACCGGAGGAGGACACGATTGAGGAAAATGACATACCCACGGCAAATAGTGGAGGTGTGGATTGATAATAAAACCCTTACCTGAACCATAGAATTATATAAATATAACCACATTTGGTTGATGAGTTTTGTATTTCATGTTTTTTGTGGATGAAATTAATAACCAAAAAAAGGTACAAGTATGGTAAAGACAGTAAGGGTGTTCCTTGCTTTGTTTGCTACACTATGGTATACTACTTCTCCGATCAATAGTAATGCACCTGTTCAACTATGGGAATCTAACATGGTTGAACATAAAGTTGTGTTAGACTATTATAAATCTCTCGAATTCGACAAAATAAAACATACACCAGCAGATGTTCTCTGTTTGTCGAAAAATATTTACTTTGAGGCAGGAGTGGAAAGCACAGCGGGAAAATTAGCAGTTGCAAATGTCACGATCAATCGTGTATTAAACAACAAATATCCCGATACCATATGTGAAGTAGTACAACAGGGCATTCATCGTTATAATGAAAGAAGGGGTGAACATGTTCCCGTGAGAAATAAATGTCAATTTTCGTGGTACTGTGATGGCTTGTCGGATGAACCAAGAGAAGGTAGAACTTGGAAATCATCGCAAGACCTTGCAGAAAAAATTCTTGTCGATTATCGTGACAAAGCATTAATTGACATAACAGATGGTGCAACGCACTATCATGCAAATTGGATGGAAAAATATCCAAAATGGAGTAAAAGAAAAAGGGTTTTGGTTTCAATTGATAGACATATTTTTTATGGAAGTAAAAAAAACTTTGTAAACAACTTGACATTTCTGTTCCAATAGGTTATAATATACATGTAACAATAAAAAAGGAACAAATATGAAAAATTTAATACTTATATTATGGTTTGTTCTGTTTTTGAGTTCATCCGCATTAGCAGGAGTTGAATATGTGACAGAAGAGGTCTGTCACGCAATGTCTGGATGTTGGGTGGATACGAAAACTGGCGAGTGTCCAGATTGTGTAATCGAAAGACGGAAAGTTTTTCATACACATGAAAAGATACCTGTAATAGTAGAAATTCCTTTTGTGGAACCAAAAAGAACTTTTTGGACACCTAAAAGAACAGTAAAGGTTGAAATACCAAAAAAGAAAATAACAATAGAGAGAAAGGGAAATTGGACTTGTATTGTCGGCCCATGTGACTTTATTGACGAAAATGGTAATCTGATTGAAAAATCATAAAAAAGGAGTATATTATAATGCCTCATTATGACTACGTTTGTGAAAAATGTGACGAAGGTTTTGAAGAGTCTTCGACCATAGATCAAAGAAACGAACCCACTAAAAAACCATGTCCGATTTCTGGTTGTGGTGGTAAAGTTAAAATGGTGTTTGCGAAACCATATATTGGTGATCCCTGGCACTTTGCAGGAAAAAAACCAGATGATGGATTCAAAGACAAACTCAAAGATATAAAAAGTAAACACCTTCACAGTACAATAGATACCCATTGATATATGAAACAATTTAATTATGATTTACTTGAAGATCGAAGAGAACAAATAAAACAAGATAATTCTGGTGTGGATGGTAGAAAATATCATTCAGCAAAGGGAACATATCCATCTATAACCTCTCTTCTCTATGAGATTATCAGTAAAAAAGGGATAGAAGAATGGAAGTCTAAGGTGGGAGCAGAAGTTGCCAATAGAGTTTCAACTAAAGCTTCTAAGAGAGGAACTCGAATTCATGGGGTGCTTGAAAAATATATTCGTGGAGATGAAAATTATTTCGATAAAAATACTCTTCCCGAACACAAAGAATTAATCAATTTGGCAACCAGTCAAATCGAAAAAAAGATTGATAATATTCGTGGGATTGAGTTGATGATGTGGTCAGACTCACTCCGAATCGCAGGAACAACAGATTTGATTGCGGATTATGAAGGTGAACTTGCGATCATCGATTGGAAGACTGCATCGTATCTCAAAAAGGAAGAATATCTTCGATCTTATATATTACAAGGAACTGCGTATAGTTTTATGTTATATGAAATGTATGGATTGATTCCAAAAAAAATAGTAATATGTTCCCTGATCAGATTTGACTCGAAAAAATACAATCACATGTTAGATGCGGATATTCATATTGATTGGAGAGTTTACAATCCTCTGGATCATATTCACGAATTACAAGAAGTGTGTGAGGCATACCATTTCAAAAAAGGGGGAAATCTGCCTTTTTGATAGAATAGGTGGGGTTGACTATTATATAAATACTAAATAGTTAGAGATGTTTGATGACCTGTAGGGTAACTAAGTAAGACGCCAGTTCGACTCTGGCCACCTCCACCAACTATAACCGAATTGGGGGTGTTTTGGTATTCGATTGCTAGTGAGAGTAACAGCGAGAACGGATGGGTGATGACCAACATCACAAACTAGCTGCAAATTTCAACGCTGCTAATCATTCAGACTATTCCCCTGCGAGGGTTGCTCTAGCGGCATAATTAGACTGTAGGGTTTTTTTGGGGTTGTGCCTAGTAACAGAAACAACCCCCTTCAATACTATACACGGAAAAATACAACATGTTGACATTTAGAACATTTATAGCAGAGTCGAGTCTTTCGAGGATCATGACTCATATAAACAAGACAGAAAATTTTGGTGTAATATCACCATTCAGAAAAGAATTTTCCGATAAAGAAAATTTGGGTCGTTATAATGAACTTAAAGGATTGGTCAGAGAAAAAGGTTTTGGTTTTATTGAATTAAAGGGTGGATATCAAGAAGAAGATGGATTCGTAAATGAGAAATCTCTGTTCATCCCCAATATCAAAAGAAAAGACATGCTCGAATTGGGTAAAAAATATGACCAACATTCAGTAATTGTAAAAGATAAGAATTCTTTCGCAATGATCGGAACTAATCGTAATGCAGGAATAGGTAAAGTTTTAGATAAATTTGATGTTGGTGGACGTAGTATTTCAGTGGATGATATAGGAGATAAATTCAAAGATTTCTTTTCTCGTTTATTAAAAGGTTCCCACGCAGGTAAAAAGTTTCTATTCAAAATGCAAGAAAAAACTGAAACCAGTATGTATTACTATAAGAAAAATGGGCCGCAGTGGGTCACGGTAATAGAAGAAAAATGAATAAAAAAATCAAACAACGATTGGGCGATGGAAAAATCAACACTTCATCCGAAATGATTGAAGATCAAGAAGAAAAATTATGGGAGAGCAATCCGATGGAAGCATTACGTTATGAGAAAATCGAAACAAGAAAAAAATTGAATTGGTGGGCACGATTTTCGTTGTCTATGATTATAGTTTTCACTTTTTTGTTTTTAATATGGTTGTTGTTTTTTGGTTCATTGCCTACCGAATCGAGAGATTTGATCAATATCATGGTCGGAGCCTATGTGGCAGTCCTCGCCAAGTCAACAGATTATTGGTTTAAAGACAAGGATGATCCAGAACAAAAAGAAGGAGAAGTCATAGGAAAAAATAATAATGATATGATTTAACTTGACAATGTTGTCATAATTTGATATAATTAAGGGATAATGTCAGAATTACTAAATTTTTATTCTTCGGAAGAATATAATACTGAAATTGATGAAATTGTTGAAAGAACCAGAATGAGTTACCTTGATGCAATGCTTTATCATGCAGATGAAAAAGGTCTCGAATCAGAAACGGTTGCAGGACTTATCAATATCAAAACCAAAAATAAATTAAGGGAAGAGGCAGAGATATTGAATTTTATGCCCAAAACATCTAAACTTCCTATATGATATATCAAGTGACTCCTTTTGAAGTGTACCAAAAATATCTTTCATTAAAACAACATTTCAATAGGGATGAATACGATTATTTTAAGTTTAATGGAAGAGTTCGTGCGAGCGAAACTTCTTTTGAGAAACGAAAAGACAAACACCATTTTGTGCGTTTGTCGAAAATTTATAAAGAAGATGAACTCACTAGATTTCTTGTCTCAAACTTCGTTAAAACTAATGATCTTTGGGTGGGCAACATCACATCGCCAGAGGGTCGCCAGACTTATATCGCATGGAAAGCGAAAATCCAAGGCCTTCCGTATGTGTTTGAAAATGAGATCGACTCGTTATTTGATTCAAGCGATGAGTTTAATTTACTTTTTAATTGTCGGGATGGTCAACATCCCCCTGTGCTTCGCCGTTTATTTGGCGAGGAAGTGTCGATTGAATCCTTCATTATAATGGATTCGATACTTCACTTTACCTCTACTTTCAATGAGGAAATAGAGGAAACGGTCATTTGGCCGGATTTGTATAATATGTGTTTAAAGTATGCACCATTCTTGAATGTGGATAAGCAGAAATATGTAGACATATTAAAAAAACAAGTAGAATTACATTATGCATAAAGTGGATAATCTGAAACACGTAGAACAAGGAGAATAAGATGGCAACATCATTCGCAAACCTCAAAAAGAGGCGAACTACCGATCTTGAAAAACTTCAATCAGAAATTGAAAAGATCAACAAACCCCAAAACAATTTTAGTCGAGATGATGAGCGCTTCTGGAAAGCGGAACTCGACAAATCCGGCAGTGGATACGCTGTCATTCGATTCCTTCCAGCAGTAGATGATGATAAGACAGCGTTTGTNCGTGTCTTCAATCATGGTTTTCAGGGCCCAGGCGGTTGGTATATCGAAAACTCTTTGACCACTATTG